GAAACTTAGGGGATGTAGGTGTACAAGGTGATAAGGGAGACAAGGGTGATAAAGGTGATAAAGGTGACAAGGGTATAAAAGGTGATGATAACTCAACAAAAGGAGATAAAGGTGATAAGGGTGACAAAGGAGATAAAGGTGATAAGGGTGATGAAGGACCTGCAGGACCAGCAGCGACAAAGGGTGATAAAGGAGATAAGGGTGATAAAGGAGTAGGAGAAAAAGGAGAAGGTGTTAAAGGTGACAAAGGAGATAAAGGTGATGAAGGAAATAAAGGTGATAAAGGAGGAGCAACAAATACCTCTGTAAATATTGGAACGACAGCACCAACTTCAGGTATTAACGCTGGAGATTTATGGTGGGATAGTGATGAGGGGGATTTGTATGTTTATTATGATGACGGAAATTCATCACAATGGGTCGCAACTTCATCACCCACAGCAGCTAAGGGTCAAAAAGGTCAAAAAGGTGAAAAAGGATCTATAGATGAGAAAGGTAATAAAGGTGAACCAGGTGCTGATAATACTTCAAAAGGAGATAAGGGTGATAAGGGGGAACCTGGTACTTCAGTAAAAGGAGATAAAGGTGATACTCAAAAAGGAGATAAGGGAAGTTCAGGATCAAGTATTACAGTAAATAATAATGCAGATAATAGAGTCATAACTGGTTCAAATACTACTGGTGAATTAAACGCTGAAACAAATCTAACTTATAATGGATCCGACTTAAAAGTTGCTCATTCTTCTGGTCAACTTGATTTAAACGCAAGTGATGGTTCTATAGAAATTACTAGAGGTAGTGGTGATGCATTTATTGATTTTAAAACTTCTACAGGTGAAGATTATGATGTTAGAATCGCTCAATCTGGAACCACTAATACGTTAAGAGTATTTGGTAATCTACAGGTAGATGGTACAGTCACACATAATTCGAGTTTTGGTGTTGTGCCTTCAGGTGCTATAATGATGTGGTCTGGTGCAGAAAATTTAATCGGTTCAAGTAGTGCTGGTGGAACAGGACCAGGTTGGGTCATGTGTAATGGTGGTAATAACACTCCTGACTTGAGAAATAGATTTGTAGTTGGTGCTGGTGTAGGTGGAAGTTATGCTGTTAATGCTCAAGGTGGTGCAAGTAGTGTAACTCTTTCATCTAATGAAATTCCATCACACTATCACCAAGCATTTAGGTCAGGAAATGTCGGTCAGTTGCGTAACGGATCAAATTTATCTGCTAATAATTATCCAGGCAGTGGTACAGGTCCAGGAAACCTTTATGAGACTTATAATATTTCTGCTTCTAATGGAGTATCAAATGTAGGTCGAACTTCATCAACTGGTGGGAGTGGTGCTCACGAAAATAGACCTCCATATTGGGCACTTTGCTATATCATGAAAACGTGATATAATATTATTATAAAAAATTTGTTATGTTTGATCCACAACTTAATGACCCTGAACTTTTCTTAAATAAAGATTTTATAGGTGTATGGGATAATGTTATTAGAGATGATTTTTGTAAACTTGTTATAAAATGGTTGAACGAGTCAACTCAAATTTGTCCTAGAAGTAATACTGGTGTTCAAGATTCACAGTTGGATATTGCTGCTTTCAATCCACAAATGACAAGTCATATTATGGAAGCAGTTAGAATGTGTCTATTTAATTATATTGATTGGTATCCTTTTTTAAAAAATTATAATTATCATAGTACAACTTGCATCCTACAAAAAACAATGCCTACAGAAGGATATCATAGTTGGCATGCAGAGGATAGTCCTCAAACTAATGCATCTAGAACTTTAGTTTGGTCAGTGTATTTTAATGATGTGGAAGAAGGTGGTGAAACAGAATTTTTATATCAGAGACAGAGGATAAAACCAAAAGCAGGTCGAGTGGTAATATTTCCTGGTTCTTTTACACATCTACATAGAGGCAACCCTCCTTACACAGAAAAATACATAGCGACTGGATGGTTAGCTAGTAATGATATCGGTGCAACAAATCTTATTTTATAATATAAATATCTAGAAATACATATAAATGGACGATTACTCTCTTATTAAAGAAAAATTTGGTACTGATTACGTAGGTGCACTTCGTTATCTAAGAGATATCTATTTGAGAGAAAGTGATTGGACACAATTTACTGATTCGCCTTTGACAGACACTAAAAAAAATGAGTGGAAAACATATCGTCAAAGTTTGAGAGATTTACCTGCAACTGAATCAGATCCAGAGAACGCAACTTTTCCAACAAAACCATCTTAAATGGCAGCCTTTAATTTTCCAAATAGTCCCTCAGATGGGGATACTCATACAGAAAATGGTTTTACATTTGTCTGGGATGGCACTAATGGTGCTTGGAAAAAAAATCCAGCATCACTTTTTAAAGGTGAAAAGGGGGAACCTGGTACTTCAATAAAAGGAGATAAAGGTGATAATAAGGGTGAAAAGGGACAAAAGGGTGAACCAGGAGATGTTACAGCAAAAGGTGCAAAAGGTGAACCATCGACTGTAAAGGGTCAAAAAGGTGAACCAGGTGCTGATACTTCCACTAAAGGTCAAAAAGGTGAACCAGGATCAGGGGGAAGTAGTACTATTAATAACAACTCAGATGATAGAGTTATTACTGGTTCCAACACTACTGGTGAATTAAATGCAGAAACAAATCTTACTTACGATGGAAATGATCTATCATTAACTTACGGTAATAACCATATTGGAGTAAATGCAGGTGATGGTGCTATAGAGATGACTAGAGCTACTGGTGGTGCATATATCGATTTTAAAAATACTAAAACTGAAGATTTTGATGTAAGAATACAACAAGATGGAACCTCTGATAAATTAAAAGTGTATAATTATGCACAAACTGGTGGTGATTTAGATGTTACGGGTACTATTACTAATATAGCTGTTGCAAAAGCATTTGTAAATTTTCATGGAGGAACCAATACAAATGGTAACTGCACTTTGAGAGATGCTTTTGGTGTTTCATCAGTTGCCGATATGGGAACTGGTAGTTATAGAATTTATTGGACTTCAAGTTTTTCTAATGTAAATTATACTGTTGCCACGTCTCATAGTTCAGCCCCTAATAATGGTTCAACTCATGGAATTTTATATACATATGGATATAATGCTGCTTATGTAAATGTAATTAATCATAGAGATGATTATGGTCCTGATGTAGTAGATAAAAATGAAGTGTGTGCGATTGTTTTCACCACTTTTTAACAAATAACCAAAAAAATGGCAAACTCTGATAAAAGAATAGTTTATGAGAATGATGATGGTAGTATTGTTGTTCTCACACCAGCAGATAATTGTGGATTAACTGTTGAGCAAATACAAGCAAAGGATGTTCCTGCTGGTAAAACATCATACATAGTCGATAGCACAGAAGTTCCTACTGACCGTAGTTTTAGGAACGCTTGGACATACACACCTTAAAGTCATGGGATTTGGTATAGATATGGCGAAAGCCAGAGAAATTCATAAAACAAATATAAGAAGGGCAAGAGAATCAAAACTTGCCGAACTTGATATTCAATTTCAAAGAGCACTCGAAACATCTGCTGACACGTCTACAATCGTTGCAAGTAAACAAGCATTAAGAGATGCACCCGCTGCTGTTGGTATTACTACTGCTGCAAATACAGCAGAACTAAAAGCACAATGGGATACAAGTATACTTGGAACGAGTCCTTACTCTTAATTTGACAATTTACATACATATGATATAATAGGTTATTCATAGACAGACATGGACGACTTTGTTCTTCTTGTAGAAATTGATGTTTGTTCTCGTTCTTTTGTTCTCTTAAGTGAAAATGGTGATGAAAGATTGATTTGTTGTGAGACAACTGACGAGTTCATGAGGATATTAAGAGTATGTGATCAATTACTTCCACCAGACGCAATTATTTACAAGGAATTAGCAACACAGAAGGACAAGTAAATAAATAATGACTTGACTAGGAAGCTAAATAGACCTAGTATTGTATGGTTTCGCCACCAAATTTATAGTAGATAAAAAAGATGCCTCTTAATAAGCTAGAGAATTTCATAAAGAATGCAGAAGGACGTATACTTTATGTGAATCCAAATGATCTTGATTCAACCGATGGTATTGAAAATCAAGGAAACTCCTTAACGAAACCCTTTAAAACTATACAGAGGGCATTAATCGAAGCAGCAAGATTTTCATATCTAAAGGGAAATGATAATGATTTTGTAGAGAGAACAACCATACTTTTATTTCCAGGCGAACATGTTGTAGATAATAGACCAGGTTTTGGTATTAAATCTGAGGCGGGACAAGCAAGAGCGGTATCACCAGGTGGTTCTACTTCAGGAGCAATCAATACTTTATCATTGACATTAGATTCAAATTTTGATTTGACGCAAGAAGATAATATCTTATATAAGTTTAATAGTGTCAATGGTGGTGTTATCATACCTAGAGGAACATCAATTGTTGGATTAGATTTAAGAAAGACTAAGGTAAGACCTCTCTATGTTCCTAATCCCACAGATGATGCTCCACAGAGTGCAATATTTCGTATAACAGGTGCTTGTTATTTCTGGCAATTTACAATTTTTGATGGTAATGAATTAGAAACAGTTTATACTCACCCCAAAAATTTTAGTTCAACATTTAAATCAATCCCAACATTTTCTCATCACAAACTAACTTGTTTTGAATATGCTGATGGTGTGAATAGATTAGAACAATATAGTGAACTCACTGATCTAGATATTTACTATAGTAAATTATCAAACGCTTATAATAAAGCGTCGGCAAACAGAGAAATTACTCAAAAGTATCCTGGTGCACCAAAAGGATTCGCCCCACAAAGACCAGAATTTGAAATTGTTGGAGCGTTTGCTACTGATCCTCTTAATATAACAAGTATTGAATCAGGAGATGGTTTTACGCCAGGTCAAGTTGTCACAGTTAAAACTGCTGTGCCTCATAATTTAACAGGTGGAACTCCAATTAAGATTCGAGGAGTAGAAGGTGCAGCTGATTATAATATTTCGACAAAGGTTTCCTCTGTCATAAATGAAACTACATTTACATATCTTTTACCATTTGTAAGAGGTAATTTACCTGCAGGTGAAAATGGAGGATTAAGTGCATCACTGGCACAAGTATTAGTTGAGACTGATACAGTTTCAGGTGCATCGCCATACATCTTTAACATATCAATGCGTTCTGTATATGGTATGCAGGGTATGCATGCTGATGGTAAAAAGGCAACTGGATTTAGATCGATGGTTGTGGCACAGTTTACTGCTGTATCACTACAAAAAGATGATAGAGCATTTGTAAAGTATGATAAAACCAATCGTAGATACAGTGGTATAGATTTTGAACCACAATTCGGTGAAAAACTTTCATCTGAGTCATCATCGGTAAATCCATTTACAGTATATCATTTAGACCAAGAAGCAAATTATAGAAAAAGTTTCCGTACGACTCATATTAAAGTCTCTAATGACGCTGTTGTACAGATCGTGTCAGTGTTTGCGATTGGTTTCCATAGTCATTTTAATATGATAAATGGTGCTGACGCATCCATAACAAACTCTAACTCTAACTTTGGTACATTTGCACTTGCAGCAGAAGGATTTAAAAAAGAAGCATTTGCGAAGGATGACAAAGGATTTGTTACATCAATTATTAATCCACGCTCAGTCATAACTAAAGAACAAGATATTGAATATCTACAACTTCAAATTAATAATACTGGTGGTACTGCTACAACACAATCAAAAGCATACATATTTGGATATAATAATGAAACTTTACCACCATCACACTTTGCTCAAGGATATCGAATTGGTGCAAAGGTAAATGAAAAACTATATGTAAATAATCAGAGTGGAACTCAATTTTCTGCCACGATTGTGATGGCAAAGGGAGCGACTGGATCCACCACTGGCACAGATTTTACATCAGAGAAATTATATAAAGGAGTTCATAGTATTCCAACTTCTGCAAAAAAATCGGTATATAAACTTAGAGTAAATCATGAATTGGAAACTGGAGAGACTGTAAGACTCATATCTGATTTAGGAAATCTACCAGAGAATATTGAACCCCATAGAGTTTATTATGCAATCACAACTTCAGTTAATTCTTCACTAGCAGGTGATGAAATACAATTAGCATCATCATTTGCTAACTCACAAAATGGAATTTTTATAAATTCAATATCTAATGGTGAAGAATTTGATATAGTAAGTAGAGTATCAGATAAAAAACCAAATGATGCTGGTCATCCTATTCAATATGATGCTACTGCAAATCAATGGTTTATTCATACAAGTCAAACAGGTAATACAATCAACGATGGTTCAATATATAATGGTGCTGATACAGCAAATAGAGACATTAGTTATATTCTTAGAAACGAAGATAATCGTGGATTAGATGATAAAACATATAAGTTACGTTATGTTGTTCCTAAAGAATTGACAAATGGAAAGGATCCAAGTGATGGATTCGTTTTGCAGGATTCAAGTTCAACTAACGTTTCTTCAAATAATGACTTTACAAGAAATCAAATTTCCACTGATAATTTTGATTTTGATCGTAATACTAGATTTATATCAAATGCTTTATTTGTAAGTGGTTCTCCTGCAAAGGCAGTGATTAGAACAGAAAAACCTCACAATTTAAACGTTGGTGATCAAGTAATTGTTAGAAATATAAAATGTGACATCAACCAAAATGGATTAGATGATAAAGGGTTTAACGGTACATTTATAGTAACTGATAGAGATAATAGCAAAGAATTTAGATATTCTAATGTTGATGTTGAAGGTGTAGCACATTCAATGGGCGTGTTTAATAACACAACATCAATAAGGGATAATCAACTTCCTAGAGTTAATAGAAATGATTGTAAAGAGAATTTATTTATTTACAGGTCAACAGTTATTACACCATACATTGAAAATGTGCAGGATGGCATCTATCACTTATTTGTATTAAACTCAAATAATCAGATGGCTGACACATCAAATGAGTTTGATGATAAGTTTAATCAAAATATTGTTAACTTATATCCTGAGTATGATCGTGATAATATTAATGATAACCCACCAGAAGCAAATTCATTTGCGAATAATTTTCCAATAGGTGACGTTGTAACTAATGATTTAAAGAAAAGTATTACAAGAGAAACAACAAATAACTTCTTAAGTGGATTTGATGTAAGTAATACTATTTCATCTATATCATTAAATGGTGCTGGCACTCTTGCAACACTTACATTTGATAAAGAACATGATTTTGAATCTTTAAAATATATTACAGTAACAAATGGTGGAAGTAGTCATCTACCTACATCAGGTCAAAAAACATATTATAGTGTAAAATTATTAAACGACAATCTTACTGCATCTAATTCTAATTGGGATGGTGCTACCGCTGATGTCACAGTTTTAAATGGAGTTGCTATCGCTGCTACTATCACTGATGGTGGTTCAGGATATAAAAATGGAGAACAATTATACTTTGATAGTGCAGATGATGTAAGTGGTGGAATTGGTGGTCCTGCTGATGGATATGTTGTTACTACAGATGTAGGCATATCATCTGCAACAGGTAACTATGTGCAGATAACAGGTATTTCAACAGGAACAGACTCTTACCATAGAATAAGTTCAATTACTTCTAAAAATTCAATATCAATCCACAAGGAAACAAGTGATTTAATATTGAATGGACAGCAGGTCGTTGACATGGGTTCTTGGTCTTCTGTTAAACAGAATTCTAAGATTCATGACTCTGTTGTAGGAATCTTGACTATAACATCTAATGCAACAACAAATTTACTTGTTGGTAATAAATTTAGACTTCTTAATGCATCTAATGAAAGTTTGGGTGATTTTATTGTAAACTCACTTACTAGCACAATTAACTCTACAACTGGTCAATTAGAGGAAGAGATAAGTGCAACATCACCTAATGATGTTACAGATCCAGTATATATTTTAAAACATGGATTATCATCTCATGAAGCTGCATCAGGCGTAGGAGAGGAAAATATTGGCGTGAGGGGCATGTCAGTTTATGATCATGACTATCTCATTGTAAATGAAAATATTGATAAGTCCCAGACAACTATTCAAATATTATTACCTAACGGTAATGCAATAAGTCAGAATATCATAGCACGTTTCCCTCTAGGTTCTTACATTCAGGTTAATGATGAGATAATGAGAGTTGCAAACAAAGATTTAGGTGCTGGACAAGCAATTCAAGTTATTCGTGGTGTTTTAGGAAGTCGAAATAGAACTCATAAACAATATTCACATCTCAAAAAGATAAAACCATTACCAATAGAATTTAGAAGACCTTCAATTCTAAGAGCTTCAGGTCATACATTTGAATATGTTGGATATGGTCCAGGTAACTATTCAACTGCATTACCTCAATTACAGAATAGAACATTATCGGAAAGAGAAGAATT